GCAAAAAGACCCTCATTTTATTATAACTAAGTCCGTCCAAAATTGAACCGATTGGGGTAGGGGGAATTGGGTGGATGCTTTCCAAAAGCTCGAAATTCAGGCCCTAAACAATCGCTGGCCGATCACTCAGGAGACACGCCGGCAAATCATCGAAAGGCTATGCCGCATCGTTAGCGATCCGGTGGCACCTCCGCGCGACATCATCGCAGCCGCTAAGGCGTTGATGGCTGCCGACGCGGCTAATCAAAAAATCGAAGAAGCCGAAACCGATGAACGTAGACGCGCCAGACTTCTTGAGCTCGCTAAGTCTCTCCCAGTTGGAGAGCTTGCTAGGCTTGCAGTCTCAACCGGAATTATTGACGCGACAGCAAGAGCTAGCGAATGACGCGGAGCGTAAAGCCAAGCAACGCGCCGCCGCCCGCGACCTCAAGATTCCTAATCCCGCAAGCATCGACCGCCGCTTGACCGCTGAAGAGTCAGCCGAAGTTTGGTTGCGAACCTATTTTCCCGACACCTTTTTTCAGCCGTTCACCGCAGACCGTTCGCGGATGCTACAGGCCATTGTCGAGGCCGCAATCTACGGCGGCGACAAAGCGATAGCGGGGGCGAGAGGCGAAGGCAAAACGCGGCTGGCGATGTATGGCGGGCTCTATTTAATGGTCCGCCGCTTATCGCCTTTCGTTATCGTGATCGGCAAGAACCAAAAGAAATCAGAAGGCGAATTGAAAACGATTCGCGAACGGTTGCAGCAATCCGAAATGTTCATCGCGGACTACCCAGAGATCGGCATACCGTTCCGAGCGGTCGGGGCTTGGTCGTCACGGGCTAGGATGCAGACAGCAGGCGGTAAGCCTACGGGCATCGAGATGGCTTCGGACCATATCATCCTGCCGACAATCAAACGCGATCAACTACCGGCATCGTGGCCGCAGGAAATCGAGCCAGCAAGCTGCGGCCAGATCGTCGCTTCGGTTGGTGTTGATGGATCGATTCGCGGGACAAACTACTACGACCGGCGGCCGTCGCTTGCAATTATCGACGACATCGAGGATCGAGAGGCGGCGGCATCCGATACGCTGATCGGTAAAAACGAAGAAATCATCGAGCAAGACATATCGGGGCTTGGAGCCTCAGGTCGCCGAGTTTCGCGGCTAATGCTTTGCACAACTCAAAACCGCAAGTCGATTGCGTACAAGTACACCGATCCGAAGCTAAAGCCAAACTGGCGCGGCGAGCGGTTTCGGATGCTGGTGCAAAAGCCGGATCGGATGGATTTGGTGCAGCAATACATCACAATGAGGCAAGAGCGATCGTCAAGCGATCCAGACGCCCGCGACGCTTTTCGATTCTGGCGAGACAACAAAGACGACATCGAACGCGGGGCGGCGATCAGCAACCCCTACAGCTTCGACCAGAGACCGCACGCCGACGGCGAACTGCTTGAGCTATCGGCGATCCAAGCCTATTACAACAAAGTCGCAGACTACGGCGAAAAGGCGGTGGCGACCGAATACGATAACGACCCTCCGCCGGAAACCGGGCCGGTTGGCAACGGCATTTCGGCCGACATCGTATCAAGCAGAATAAGCGGGCTAGCACGGAGACAACTGCCGGCAAACGCGGTTTCGGTTACGGCCGCGATCGACCTCGGGAAGTATGCTTGTCACTGGGTTATTTGCGGATGGTGGAAGGGTGCCGGTGGCGTCGTGATCGACTACGGCATTGCCGAGGTGACAGGGACTGACAACACGACCGACAACGAAGCAAGCGAGCCGATGATTTACAAGGCTTTGTTGCGTTGGCGTGATGAAATGCTTTCGCGTCCGCTTGTCGATGCGTCAGGCGAGCAAAGGCCGATCGACTTTACGTTGATCGATTCGGGAACGTTCACAAACGCGGCTTATGAATTTTGTCGTCAAGTTGGCGGCAAGTTCCACCCGTCAAAGGGGCTCGCCAACTACAAGCCACGCCGCACAGCATCGCCGACTTGCATTCCAGGCGAAAGGCTACACGCTCAATTTTTGCCACCGTCAAAAGTTTGGCTATACGAATTGGACGTAGACTACTGGAAGCAATGGGTGCACGAACGATTTTTGACTCCGACGTTCGACGAAAATAACATGCTACGTCGCGGGTCACTTTCGTTGTTTCATCCAGACGGCAACAAAAAGCACTTGACCTTTGCTCAACACATCGCGGCCGAAGAGCTTGTTAGCGAGTTCAAGGAGGGCCGCGGATCAAAAACGTTTTGGAGTTGCGTCAACGCTAACAACCACTTTTTTGATGCTCTTTGCATGGCATCGGCAGCGACTGAAGTTTGCAAGGTGAAGTTAATCGGCGAAAGCGAGTCGCAGGTATCGGCAAGGCAAATCAACGCAGACGCACCGAAGCCGATCACAAACAGGACGAAACCGCACGGAAGATTTAGAACCCGTCCCGGTGGATGGATACCGCAGAGGCGTTACTAGGAGTATCGAGCCAATGAGCAAGCGAAAACAAGCCAAGCAAGAGCAAGGGGCACAGTCGGCACCACCAGAGCCGAAGCGGTTCAACCCGCGTCCGTGCAGTAGTTGTGCGGCGATTAGGCCGAAAGGCGAGTCTTACAGCGTAGTCTATGCGACGAAGGGCAGCGTCAGGTATTGCAAATGCAAATACTGCGGAGCGACCTGGGCGCAGGCTCAAAGCTTCATGGGTGACAACGTTACTACGAGCGTAGTAACTAGGCCAGAAATTCCATTGCAAGCGAACGCGAATGGCTTACCGTTAAGTCATGTCGCAGACCGCCACATTATTGAACCAAATCGAAGCAGCGATCAGCGCCTTGCTAACGGGCGGGGCGTCGTCATATTCAATCGGTAATCGGTCGGTCTCTAAGCTTGATTTAGGCGAGCTAATGGCGCAGCGGGACATGCTCACCCGCCAGCTTGCCAGAGAAAACGGCACCGCGATCCGGCTTGGCCGAATGTCGAGGGTAAGCCGATGATCGGGCGAACTCTTGATCGTGCCATTTCTGTTATCGCCCCGCGATGGGCGCTGCGTCGCGCACACGCTCGAAAGCTATTTGAGCGGTCATATCAAGGCGGCGAAAACAACCGCCTCAACTCCAACAAGCGGCCAAAAAATCAATCGGCTGACCAAGAGCTACTTGGCCCGCAGGGTGCCGACTCTTTGAGGGCATGGGCAAGAGCGCTGGTACGCGATAACGCCTACGCTTGGGGCGTGGTCGATACGATCGTCTCGAGTGTAGTCGGTTGCGGCATAAAGGCACAAAGCACGCTTGAAACGCCGATCGGTGAAGACGTTGAAAACGTTAACGAGATCCGCGACAAGGCTTGGCAAGATTGGTCGGAAGTGTGCGACGTTAACGGGTTGCACACCTTCGAAGAGATGCAGGCACTTTGTCAACGCGAAATCGTCGAAGCCGGCGAAGTGCTGGTGAAGATCGTCCGAACGTCGGGCAAAGAATTTCGCGGCATTACAAGGCCGGTGCCGCTTGCTCTTGAGCTAATCGAAGCGGATCGACTGGCGACGGACAAAGATCAATACTTGGCGCGCAACAGCGATCAGAACCGCATCATTCGCGGCGTCGAAATCGATGACCTCGGCAAGCCAATCGCCTATTGGATTTATCCAGAGCACCCGAACAGCCCATACGTTTTGAGGCGAACGCCAGAACGCATTTTGGCGACTGAGATTATCCATCTGTACCGACGCGACCGCATCGGCCAAAGCCGCGGCGTATCGTGGTTTGCACCCGCGATGCAATGGCTGCGCGATTTGGGCGTCTACGTCGATAACGAGCTTCAAGCGTCGGCGGTTGCATCTTGTTTCACGATGGCAATCAAGACCGAAACGCCGATCAACTCTTTAACCGATCCAGACGGCGGCGACACCTCGGATAAGTCAGGAAATCAATACGACTACTTGCAGCCCGGCATGATCATGCACCTCGGGCCGAACGAGTCGATCGAGTCGGCTAATCCAGGCAGGCCGAACGCAAACGCTGGCCCGTGGATTGAATTAATCCTACGCGGCATCGCGGTTGGCACTGGCCTATCTTATGAAGTGGTCGCCCGCGACTATTCGAAGACGAATTACAGCAGCAGCAGAACGAGCCAGCTTGAAGACCGACGACGGTTTCGTTGCTGGCAGCAATACTTGCGAAATCACCTTTGCCAACCGATTTGGAACGCATTTTGTGAACAAGCGGCATCGGCTGGCGTTGTCGGATTTCCTACTGCGGTTGATTTGCTTGACGATCGCAACACGGCCGCGCCGGTTGAGTGGCAAATGCCGGACTGGGAATGGGTCGACCCAAGTGTTGAACAGCAAACCGCTCAGGCGTCGATCGATGCTTACATGAGCGACTATCAAACAGAGCTTGGGGCCCGCGGCAAGTCGTGGAAAAACGTTTTTTATCAGCGAGCAAAAGAAGATCGGCTGCGTCGTCAACTTGGTTTGTTGACGCCGGCTGAGCAGCAATTGGCAATGGTTAACGCGAATCAGAACCCGCAAGGCCAACAGCCGCCGCAAACCGGCTCTGGCGAGATGCAAGGAATGGGCCGCCTAGCGTTTAAGAACGCGACCAAGGCTATTACCGACGTGCTTAGCGAGATGGCAAGCGGAGCGATTAGCGAAGCAAGGGCGAAGGTTTTGTTGTCAGCTCAAGGGCTATCCGAAGCGAACGTGCAACTGTTGATCGATGACGCAAGAGACGGAAGCGTAAGCCAAGAAACATTGCAGGCAGCGGAGGCAAGCCAGTGAGCACTAAGGGCAAATTGCCGCCGGTCAAGGCCGATTCGCTTGTGATGCGATCGCTTGTCATTCGAGCCGAAGGGCAAGTGCTTCGCGTCGTTACGGCCACAGAGTCGCCCGTGATGCGATACGACGAAAGCCGCGGCATGACGGTTGCCGAAGTGCTGGAGATGGACGGCATCGAAATGAGGGCCGGCCAGACGCAGATCCCGATCGTCGACAGTCACGACGAATCGACCGTCCGAAACATTTTCGGCAGCCTTCGAAATCTTTCGATTAACGGCGATGAGTTCGGCGGAGTGCCTTACTTTGCAAGCGACCCGGACAGCCAAGCCGCAGAAGCGAAGCTTCGCGACGGGCACCTTACCGACTTTTCGATCACAGCAATCCCGCGAGAAGTCTTGACGACCGAACGCGGCCAAAAGTACACGACGCCGAGAGGCACAGTCGTTGACGGTCCGGCGAATATCGTTACGCGATGGACGCCGATAAATGCGAGTCTCGTGGCTACCGGAGCGGACGAGCGAAGCACGGTTCGGCGATCTTACACCGCCGCGAATAAAGAGGTTAAACGAATGGACGAAACGCTATTGGCACAGTTGGCCGCGATGGGTATGCCGGAGGGCATGACCGATCCAAATCAGATTCTTGCTTGGGTTGTTGGCAGGATGGGATCGGCAACGCCGGCCGCATCGGTCGAGATGCCAGAGCCAATGGAATCGGCATCGCCAGCGATGAGCGAAGAGCCAGAGCCCGAAGAGGTTGTTTTGGAGAACGCAATGGACGAAACCAAGCGAGCGCAAAACGCATCTGAGCAAATTAAACGAGCGTTGGCGGCTGATCAGTCGCGGCGCAGGGAAATCACCAGCCTTTGCACACTTCACCGCATTGACCGAGCGTTTGCGGATGAATTATGCGACGGCTTTGTTTCGCTTGACGACGCTCGGAAAAGGATTCTTGAACGCATGGCAACTCAGCCCGTCGGCCAGACCGCCGAATCGGCCCGCGTCGTCGGGTCTGAACAAGATCGCGTTACCGATGCCATCGGTGGCGGATTGGTGTTGCGAGCATGGAGCGCGGCGCGTGTCAAAGCAAAGCCGCAAGTCTCTCAGGGCTCAGATCAGTTTGCACGGATGCCAATTTCAAGGGCAGCAGAAATCGTCCTTCGATCTTTTGGCGTCAACACGGATCGCATGACGCCAAAAGACATCGCACAAGTCGCGATGGGTCATCGAGAAATTTCCCGCAAGTTTGGAATCGAGCGAACCGCCTACCACACGACCGGGACTTTTCCAAACCTGCTAGCCGACGTTGCAAACAAAACGCTGTTAGCAGCCTACGACGAAGCTCCTTACACCTGGAGCATCTGGGCACGACAAGGTGCAAGCGTCTCTGATTTCAAGCAGATCAACCGGATTCGGTTTAGCGAGTCGCCAGATCCTGAAATCGTGCCGGAGCGTCAGCCCTACCCAGAAAAGCGAATGAGCGATTCGAAAGAATCGTACACCGTCGATAAGTATGGGGAGATGTTTTCGGTGTCGTGGGAAACGGTCGTTAACGACGACCTAGACGCGATCAGCCGAGTGCCGGCGATGCACGGTAACGCAATGCGACGCAAGCAGAACAAAGTCGTTTATAGCGTGCTGACCGCTAACGACGTGCTAAGCGATAACGTCGCTTTGTTCAACGCGACTCACGCCAACGTTTCAAGCGGAGCCGGTGCGCCTTCGGTGACGACTCTCAACGCCGGATTCTTGGCGATGGCAAAGCAGACCGGCCTATCGTCGGATTCAGTTTTGAATCTTGAGCCGGCTTACCTGATCGTCCCTAAAGCCTACGCTGCTACCGCGATGGAGCTTTTGGGGTCGTTTGCGAGGCCGGACGTTGGCGGTAGCGTAGCCGGATCTTCTGGGGTTGCAAACATCTACAATATGCAAAACGGAAGAAACCTTGTGTTGGTCTCCGACGCCAACCTTGATCTTAGCAGCGCCACGATTTGGTACTTGGCAGCCGATCCGGCACAGATCGACACCGTCGAAATCTCCTTCCTTGAGGGCGAAGAGTCGCCGGTGCTTGAGCAGGAATGGGACTTCGATCGCGACTGCTATAAGTACAAGATTCGCCAGACGTTCGGGGCTAAGGCGATCGACTACCGCGGACTGTATCGCAACTCGGCATGATCCGAGTTTGAGTTTTAGCCGCGGCCAATAGTGGCCGCGGCCGTTGGTTTTTCAATTTCAAACAAGGATCAAAACGATGGCAGGTATTCAGGACTTTTTGACTTGGGAAGATGACTTCGTCGGGGGGGAGACATTCACGACTGCGGGTCAGGGTAGCCCGTGGGCGATCGCGGACACCTCCAGCAGCGGGACGCCGGTTTACGCCGTGGTCACGCCTTCGGCGACTGGCGAGATCCGCTTGGGTTTCGACAACACGAGCGAAATTCAAAACGTTTGCTTGTCATTCGGCGATAAGCTTTGTTTCGACATCGACAACCTTCAATCGATTTCCTACCGCGTCAAGGTTGTGCCGGAAAGCACTAACCTGGACTCAGCAACTTCGGTTGCGTTCGGGTTGGCATCGGCTCGAAACGATGCGATTGACAGCATCGCGAATCACGCCAGCTTCCGGCTGATCGGTTCCAATTCGCTTGTTGTTGAAACCGATGACGGAACGACAGACCTTGACGACAAGGCGACCGGCCAGAGCCTCAGCACGACCTACCGTCGATTCGTGATTGACTTCACCGGCGGAAAGTCAAACGTGAAATTCTACGTCGATGGGATTCGCGTTGCTGCCGGCACGACCTTTGACATGAGCGCCGCGACCGGATCGCTACAGCCCTATGTGCAGATCCAAAAGACTGCCGATACCAACATCGACTTTGTTCACGTCGATTACGTCAGCGTAGAGGCGAAACGCTGATGCCAAACGTAGAGATTAACGCCGGACAATCCATTGAGGTTGCCGGCGTAAAGATCACCGTTGACGGAGTGACGCGACACAGCGAGGGCGACGGGCCGCCGGTCCAAAGAGTCAGCCTAAGCGTCGAGCCGATCGCCGCAGCGGTGGCGCAAGAGCAACCGAAAGCACGGGCACGGACAAACCAACGATGACCTTACGCGATGTAATCGCAAGTGACGCAACCGCGGTTTTTCTGAACAGTGACGATTTTGCCGAATCGGTGACCTATCACCCACATCGATTCTACGGGTCGGAAATCAGATCACCGCGAACGATCAAGGCGGTTGTCATTCGCGAACAGGTCGACAACTTCGCAGAAGACGTTGTGACCGTGCTACCGCGATTTGAAGTACACGTTGCGAACGATGCGACCAACGGCATCAGTAGCACGGAGATTGACACGGGCGGCGATCAGTTAGAGTTCCCAGCCCGCGACGGCAAGGCGGCCGAACGCCGAGCCATACTGAAGATCACGACGCAAGATAACGGAATGCTCGTCCTCGAATGCAGATAACCGCAGCCCTGCCGGTGCTAACGCGAATAACCGAAGAGCTTTTCGATAGGCTCAATCGGTTAACGGCTGGCTATAGCGATTTCACTTACGTTTACGAAGTAGTCAGGCCGACTCGATTGGCACAGTACACGCCGAGGCATTTGCAAATCATCGTCGTGAAAGGCGAACGCGAACGGATGCCGGAGCTTGATTGCCCTGGCAATCCGCCAGCAATCGCATATCGGCAAAGGTTTGACATTCGCTGCCATGTGCTACCGAGCGAAAAAGACACAACCCCAATCGATCAATACTGCGAGATTTTTGAGTCAGACGTTGTTAAGACCGTTTGCGACGCGAGCCAGTGGCACACGTTCGGAGGTAACGCCATTAACGCAGAGTTCGACGTTGCTGACGCGATCGTATCGGACGGCGGAATCGGTGGCGTTAACTTGCCGTTGCTTGTGACCTACAGGCACGACGAAGGCAATCCGTACAACGTGCGATCGTGATAATTTTTAATATTAAAAGACAGCAGATTGATCGACTTAAAAAAGCGATCGAAGGAATACAGACAAACTTAGACAAAGAGCTTGCGGTTGTAATAAACAAAACAGCAAAGGCAACTCTTGGTCAGATTGCAAAAGATATCGGAACAGAATTAAACACGACACAAAAGGCGATCAAATACGGCGGCAAGGCGTTGCAGGTGCTTGGAAAAGCGACAGTTACAAATCCCGGCGTAATTGTTCGAGTGACCAGAACGGGCCGAATGAGTCTTCGGCATTTTAAGCCAAAGCAAAACGAGCTTGGCGTTAAATACAAAATAAGCAAAACAAAAGGCAACGCATTTATAAGATCTGCATTTATGGGCCCGATACCTGGACTGCTTAACGCACAGTGGAAAGGCAATGTGTTTAAGAGGAAAGGCGAGCCAAGAAAAATGAAAAAAGGCCGATACGCCGGGAAGATTCGCGAACCAATTACAAAGTTAAACGCCGCATCGCCCTGGGGTGTTTACGTTGCCAAAAACTTCCAACCTGAACAAGTGCGACGAATTAACGAGCGACTAGAGAAGGAAATGGAAGAACGAATCCGGTTTCGGGTTGCCACAGCCTTTAACAAAGCCAAGCCAATAGGAATTTAATCAATGTCGCTACTCAGACGCCGCACAGTATTCGCTGCCAAAGCCGAAGCAACCGTAGGCACTGCCGAAACGCTGACCGCAAGCGAAGGCGTTTTCAACGTTTACGATTTGCTAATTCAGCCCAACATTTCGATGACGCAACGAGAGGGCCAGGGGGCGTTTAACTACCTAGCAGCAATCGCCGCCGGTCGCCAAGGCACGGCCACGTTTTCGACTGACATCTATTGGGGCGGCGACAGCGGATCGCTTCCGCCGTGGGCTACGGTACTTCTTCCGGCTTGCGGTTGGGTCAACACGTCAGGCACGTTCAAGCCGAAGACCGCTAAACCTGGGACCACTAGCAGCGACCCGCGAACAATCACAATCGGCGGCTTTGTTGATGGAAAATATCGAAAGCTATCCGGTTGCATGGGCACGTTTTCGATCGATTTGCCGACAGGCGACCTCGGGCGGATCAACTGGACATTCAGCGGTAAATGGGAAGCGGAGACGGATTCGGCGATCATCGCACCGACTTATCCTACCGACTTGCCTAGCCGATGCGCTGGCGACACGTTCCAGTTCAACAACGCGAACATCTGCGTCGCGTCGGCAACGATTGACGCCGGTAATTCCGTTGTGATGAGGGAATGCACGACGCACGTGAGCGGCTACGCATCGGCGATTGTTACGAACCGCCAGCCGGTTATCACGGCAGACCCCGAGGCCGTTTTGGTGGCGTCGCTCGACCGGTATTTAGCACTAACGGCATCGACCGAATATGAACTAGAATACAAACTGCCGACTGCCGGATCGGGAACGATTGTATTCTTGGCACCGAAAGCACAGATCCAGACGGCCGCTCAAGGTAATCGAAACGACATCGTGACCGACGATATCACTTGGCAGTGCAATAAGAACGGAACCACAAACGATGAGGAATTGACGATTCAATTCGTCGATGCAACGCCATAATGCCAAAGAGCCTAGACCGTGACGACAGAATTGTTTTTGTTCTCAGAAGCGATGCCGATAAGCCGCGAGACATACAGCCGCGGTTGATCGGCAGCGTGCTAACGCTTGGGAAGCAAAAGCAACTTTCCAAGGCGTTAGCTTCGATGAAAACGGCGGACGCGGAGGGCAAGCTAAACGCGGCGATTGATGCGGTAATGGTTTGCTTGAGCGGATGGGAAAACTTCGGGCGTGAGTTTAGCCGCGAAGCACTCGAAGACCTTTTGACAATTAACGAAATTAACGAGATTATCGACGCGATTGTCACGACGTTCACGGCAAGCGGTGACGAGCTAAAAAAATCCGCATCGCCGCCTACGTCCGCTGCGGCGAGCTTTGCAAATCATGTCGCGGGCGATGTAACGAGCTTTTCGACGAACAGCAGAGAATCGAAATTGAGTGCCCCGCCTGTATTGGGCATGGTTGTGAATGGTGTCGAGGTGGATACTTTGAACTAAAGGAATGTCCGTCGTCGTTTATTGGCCGCGACATGATCGACCAAATAAACGTCGCGGCGGCTTGTGTTGATGGCGTGCTGCCGCAGACCGGCGGATTACTTGATCAGTCGGCGTGGTGGTTTGAGCTTCGACGAATTCTGAACAACGAAGAAAACGCAATTCAGATCGAGCAAGTAGAGCGAGAGCGAAAGCGATATGCCAGACGTTGAGTTCGCGATTGGCGGTAAAAACGAAACGGCGAAGGCGATCAACTCGACAGTCGCCGGACTGTCGCGTCTCGAAATGTCGTTTGGTTCGATCATCAAAACCGCTGCTGGTTTCACGCTCGTATCGGGAACGATCAACACGGCACTTCGCGGAATCGAAAGGCTAGGCAGCTTAATCTCCGCGGGCGTGTCTGATTACGACAATGCTGCGGAGGCTAATCGAGCACTTCGGCAGGCAATGGAGCTTAATGGCGGAGCGACCGACGAAGCCGTTCAAAAAAACATTGAACTCGCCGATTCCTTAGAGCGTCGCACGAACATCGAAGCGGAAGCGATTGCCGAGATGATGAAATCGGCGGCGATGCTTGGCGTTCAAAACGAACAGCTTGACGACGTAGCACAGGCCGCGATCGGGTTATCGGAGGCGATGGGCATCGGGCTTGATGATGCGTTAAAGAAAGCACGACTAGCAACCGAAGGTAATTTTGATTCGTTTAACCGATTGATTCCGTCGCTTAAAGACATGGCGACGAATGAAGAAAAGCTAGCCGCGGTGATGCAGTTGGCGAATAACGGCATGGCACAAAAAGAGGCGAGGGCCGATAGTGCTGCCGATGCCTACCAGCGGATGCAGAACAAAGTCGGGAATATGATGGAGGTACTAGGCGAGGCCCTATCGCCATTTAGGAAGCTTGCACTAGATGGCATCGGGTTTGCTGCCGAAAAAATAACCGAGGTGATGCTGCCGGCCCTTGAGTCGATCGGCCCGATGGCTCAATCAATCGGCGAGTGGATGGACTACTTTAAAGAAAAAGTAGTTGCTGCAATCAACGCAGCAATCACGCAGATCACGATGATCGAGGTGATCGTCGGCAACCTCGGCACCGTTTGGGAAATGGCGGTTGATTCTACGGAATTGCAATTGATCCGACTTGTCGAAGGAACTAAACACGCATTTACCGTTGAGATTCCTGCTTACGCTGCTTGGTTTGCGGACAACTTTACCAAGTTAATGTCGGACGCTTTTAACGCTGTTGTGACGATCGCCAGCAACTTAGGCGACAAGATCGGCCGCATCATCATGCGGATTTGGGATTTCGTTTCTAGCGGCATGGCAGGCGGCTTCGATCAACTTGCCGCAGACATCGGGCAAGTAGCGTCAGGGAGCTTACTGGAGGGCTTCACAGCGACCGCGGAAGCATTGCCGGAAATTGCAGCAAGGGCAATAACCGATCGAGAGCAAGAGCTACAAGCAAGAATCGGGAAGCTTGGCACTAACCTTGCCGAAGAGTTCAACACGAAGCTTGCGGGTCGACTGATCGGGATTGACGAAGCGACTAGCGGGCCAGCCGAACAGATCGCGCTAAAGATGACGGGCCAAGACGGTCTAGTCGCAGGATCGGGCGAGCAAGGAAAGTCATCGAACCAGCTTGCGGCGGCCAGTGCGTTACAGGCACAGACAGGCCGTTTGTTGACGATGGGACCAGCAAGCGAAACGAACGAAATACTAAGGCAGATCGCAAGCAATACGCAGGACGCTGCAAATAGTGCGTCCGCTCAAAAGATGGCCGAAGAGTCGAGGGCGAGAGAAGAGGCAGCAAGCCGGGCGCATATCGCAGCGGCATTAGCAAAGGCACCACAACTAGCGGCACCGATTCAATGAGTGTTGTAGACGCTACCGAAGTTTGGTCGCGACATGGTGCGACAATCACAAGCGAAAAAGCCAGCCCGGCCGATGCGGTGATCGCGATTACTCAAGGCTACTTCGTCGTGGTCGATGATGTAACGAATGACGACGCGGAGGTTGTTAAGTCGTCTTCGCTGGTGCCGCAAATCGGCGACTATTACCGCGGCAATCCGAAGTACAGATGCAAGTCGGTTACGCCGCGACGGGTTAGCCCGATCGTGTACATGGTCGACGTCGGCTATGAGGGACTGCCAGACCCGGAGCTATCGCGACCGTCGATTTCGTGGAGCCCGGTAGTAAGCAACGAAGCAGTCGATCGCGATTACTACGGCAGGCCGTTAATCAACGCCGTAGGCGAGCCCGTGCAGGGCTTAACGCGGATGATTACGGATCGGCAGTTGACGATCACTCGAAGATACGAAACTTACAACGCTTTGTTTTGGGATTCGTTTGAAAACACGATTAACGAAGACCTGTTCGCAGGCTATCCAGCAGGTCGCGGGCTTGTGACTGGCGTTAGTGCTCAAAACCAATTCAGCGGCGGCGAGGCAGACGATCAAGGATATTGGAATATCACGGTCTCAATTTTGTTTCGCAAACCGTTTTTAGTTGATAATCAGTTTTCGTGGTGGCATCGATTTAGGCACGAAGGGACGTTTAAATATATCAGCACGGCCGCGCCAACGCCGGCACCGGTTGACACCGACGAAGAGTTGCCGACGATTACCTACACACAAATCGTTCCAATTCTTGACGGAACCGGACAACGAAAAACGACGCCTACGCTTTTAAAACTTGACGGCACCGTTGAGGATAATCCGAATAACGCCGTTTGGTTATTGCGTCCGGCTTATGGGCTTTCGACTTACGCAGACATGGGGCTTCTCTAATGGCAAACTCAGTTCGAGTAACAACTCGCGTCGAATACTTGATCGAATCGGCGGCGTCAAATCCCGACGTTAAATCAAAAACGATCGCGACCGAAACGACATCTTCGACGCACGCACAAGTAACGCAGCTTGTCGGCACGACGGAAGAAACGCTATTCGCTGGCGATCAAACAGACGACGTTATGGCGATCGTCGAAAACCGATCGGCGTCGGCTACGCTATCGATGGGGCTTGTGGTGTCGGCAACTTATTACCCGCTAATCGAAATACCAGCCGGTCAGCGAGCCGTTATTCCGCGGCTTGATGCGTTGGCATCGACCTATATCAAAGCGACCGCAGCGAGCACGCCGGCACTTGTGACGCTTTACAAGATCGTGGCACCGGCATAATGCAAATCCAGGCCATCACGCCGGAACAGTGGCGTATCGTTTGGGGCTACGTTCGCGCTCAGTTAATGGGCACCAGCGGCGGAATAGTTCCAAACGTGCCGAACTATTTCGACGCAATCCAATTTCGCAACACGACAGCCGAAGAGGTTCCGGCGTTTGGCGTGATGCGGATTACTGGCGTTGAAATGCGCGACGACATGGCGGTCGTGACCGTCGCCAAACCGAACACCTCAAGCGATCCGGTTTTGGTCAATGGTCCGCAAGTGATACCGGCAGGCGGATACGGTAGCGGTTACAAGTACGGTATTTTGCAAGTCAAGGCCGAGGCGGGAATAACGCTTGGCGAGTCGTGCCGAGCCAAGAATGCGTCCTGGGAAATTGAAGACGGCGAAGGGCCTTTTGTTTTTTTTGGCTATGACACGCAACTGAATTGCGGAATTGCAAGAATCGGCGGCGGTGGCGGCGGCGGTGCAACGCTCTACCGCTTTGAGACGACCGCGGCATACACGTCAGGCACAAGCGTCACCGCGACAATCAAGACGATGGCAGGCACGACCTTCGCCAGCGGCGCGACGCTGAAAGACCCCGAAGCTATCTTCATGGGCATGGCGTCAGGTACGAAGGGCTATTGCATCGCACAGGGCGGCGAATACTTTGCGATTCAAGCCGCATGTAATGCCGAAGAGGGTTATGTCTAATGGCCAAGCGATGGTTCGGGCCGCGGCCAGCTCTTGGGTCATTTACGAGCACAACGCGACATGGTTCATGCGGTTGCTGCCAGTGCGGCGGTCTCAACAACGGGACCAACGTTTTCGACACGCCGGCAGGCGTCCGCGAAATGGTCAACTACTCTGCTTATCGCGATGGGCTACGGGCAAAGCTTGTTATCTCTGGCGTCCAGGATGCACACTCAATTGAGTTGAGCGGCTACTATACCGACATCACCGGCATGAGCGGGTTGAACGGCACTTGGTATCTATCGGTGGTCCGAACGCAATATGGTTGCATCTGGACGGCAGACGATTCCGAGCTTGTCGAGATCAGTTACAACATTTACCAAAACACGATTCCGTACGATTACACGTACACGCTAAACGCGAACATCGAAGCAAAATCGGCACGACCGACGAACGCGATTGAAGCGAACTTTTTTGCGTTACTTTCGCTTGGCCTAGTGCTTGACCTCGGGGCGTTCAATCCTGGGGCGTTATCGCCACCGCCAGCAGGCGACCTTCACCCCGTTTTGGGAATCGAGTTCGTGCCGACGTCGGCACAATACGGCGAAGCGACCGACGTCGGCGTCACGTACAACACAAGCCGCATCGGCTGGGACGGGCCGAGAATTGCGGACACGATCAGCGGCGACCTACGATTTTACAAATCGGTATTCGGTGCGTGGGGCGACGTTACCGGTTACGATGATCCTGATTGGGTTGGGATCGATGACTTCTACGACACAGCGACGGACGAGTTTAAAACCGCTGGCACGTTCACCGCGGAAATCGAGCGGCTATGATTTATTTCCGCTGCCCCAATTGCCGAAAAGGCGGCTACGTCGAAGGTCCGAAGGTTCGTTGCAGTTGCGGCAAGACGTACAGCGGCGACGAACTGGCGGCCGCTTGTGATGCACGAACTATCCGGGAATCCCGGATGGTTGAACTTCCTTGCATTTACCGCGGGCCGGAGATCCGCAAGATAGATTGCGGCTGCGAAGGCAACGCAATGCTCTACCAATGCGGCGAGCATGAACGATGCCTAGTGCGTCCCTTGCTCAAGAGCACTTACCGCGGGCAGACGTGCGAAGGGTGCAGCGATCGCGTTGATGTAGCGGACGCTACCGAGATTGTCACGTACCACTTCAACACACACAACCGCGAGCGATTGCGGGCGAACTACGCCCACTGGGCGGCGAAGCTTGGGCGTCGCCACACATGCTACGAAGTCGGCAACCGCGGGCAAGAGATTCCGGGTTCGGTTTACTTGCGATCCGATCAAGCGATTTGGCAAAAAGAAAGGCTCATCAATCTGGCACTGGCGAGCATCAGTCCGCATATTCGTTACTTGGCGTGGATCGATCACGATTTGCTTTTCGAGCGTGCCGACTGGTTAGAGATCGGCACCGACCTAATCAACCGCGGTGCCGATTGCGTGCAGCTCTTCGACGCGGTGGCCTATTACGATAGAGACGGCAACAAGATCGAGGATCGATCCGGTAGCGCGGCATCGTGGCAACGTCGCGGCAAGATCGACAACACGGCACCGGGAGGGGCCTGGATTGCGTCCGTGGAGTGGCTTCGGAGCGTTGGCGGCGTATACGACCGGAATATCTGCGGAGGCGGAGACGCTACGTTTTTCGAGTCGGTGACGGGAGCCAGGACGAACTACGTAGAGAGGCAGACGCGGCACCTTCGCGACGATTGCCAAGCCTACGTCCGGCAGGTCGGCGGGGCGTCCGTCGCTTTCGTGCCCGGAGTTGTCCGGCATCTTTGGCACGGAGATCGAGAGCACCGGCAGTACGTCAGTCGAGACGAGATTTTGCAGCGGCATGACTTCGACCCGCAGCGGGATTTGACGATCGCCGACAGCGGTCTCTATGAGCTTCGGGACCCGTTTGGGCAACTTGCAGCCGACATTCGGCAGTACTTCGCCGACCGACGCGACGACGGCTAACCATTTCGCGAGCGACCGCAAATTGGTGGACAAGCGATCTAAAAAACTTCCCAAAAAATTGCCCGATTGGGCATTTCTTGTATCGACAATGCAGCGGGGTGTCGATTATAGTTAGGGAGTCAGGCAGTTACCCCAAACAACGGAACGCAAAAATGAAAAGCCAAAGCCTCGAACTGTTGAACGGAATTCAGAAGATGTTGATCGAGTTTGCAAACGCAAACCAAATCGACCTCAGAAAGGAGTTTGGCAGCGTCGAAGATTTTAAAAAGTTTGTCGTTGCTTTGGCGTTTGACCAATTGGTTAAGCTTGGCGTACCAGTCAAAGACGCATTCGACATGGTTTTAGGTGATGGCGAGTATGACAAGCTTGTCGAAAAAGTCTGGGCAGCCGCTCAGTAACACAACTCACAACACGCCCCCGCCGGGATAGGCTCCGGCACAACCCCCACCCGAGGACAACATGCAGAGACGATTGACAGATGACCAAAGGAAGCAAGCTCGGCGAGCCCATTATGCCCTATATAGATTGGATGTTTATGTTTCTGGTCGCGCAGAATTAACAGAAAAACTTTTGGCAATGATTACGCACAACACCACCGACGGCCTCCCATGCGTCGAACCTCCGCTTACGGACGAGTATACAAGGCAGAGGCCGTGGGTGATGGTGCGTGATTGCGAAGATCACGAATGGTCAGGGCCGCGGAGGCTTGCACCTGTTGAATTGCAAAAAACAAGAAAGCGTTATTACATTTTGTCCAACGATGGCGAAACCATTACAACGTGGACGCATTGCCGCCGCGCCACGCCGGCCGAGATCGCCGCGGCAGGGCTGGAGGTGGCGGAATGAGCGAACGCGGTAAGATCGTCAAAGATTTGGAAATAATGTTGCAAACGCGGCGGGTTCTTTATCAATGCAGTTGGGGATCGCGTTACGATCCTACGCGGATCGACATTGAGATTGAGAGGCTACGCGCAAAACTGCTTGCGTTTGACAAAGCGGCAAAGGCAAAGGCAGAGGCTGCCACCCCCGACGCTTGATTTCCCGCGGCGAATTTGGTAGCATACCCTTCCCTTTGCAATGGGATCCCGAAGCCCGGCAGGCCTTGTAAACCTGCCGGGTTTTTTTGTTGCCACCCTTGACAGGTGGCGACTCTCTCGACAATCCGGCTATAATGATTCAACCGACAGGCCGTCGGTCTCATCTACAACACCGGAGGCATGAATGCGCAAAGCCGACATAGTCAGGGCCGCCATTTCTGAGGCACCCGACCGCCCGACGCGGGAGATCGCGAAATATCTTGTCGCACGATACCCTGCACTCTTCACGGCATTTGAATCGACCCGCGATTTAATCCGTTATCATCGCGGCGAAACGTACGCGAACAAAAAAAGAAGCGACGAAAACACTGTCATACCTCGGGCACCAAAAGCCAAAAAAAAGACACGACCGACAATTGCGATTCGCAAGCCAGGGCGTTATCTGATTTTGAGCGACGCCCATTTTCCTTATCATTGCCCGGCGGCGATTGACGAGGCAATTCGGCACGGCATCGAGGAACAATGCGATCACCTCATCCTCAACGGCGACATGCTCGACGCCTACCAGCAGTCGAAATGGGTCCGCGATCCGAACGCTCGAAGCATTGACGACGAAATCAAGACGCTAGCGGGTTGGCTTGCTGACATTCGGCCGCACTTCTCGGGCGACTGCTATTACAAAATTGGCAATCATGAGGACCGCATCGAATCGTATCTATTCGAAAACGCTCCGCAGATGATCGGCATGTCGAAATGGGATTTATGCAAGGTGCTTGCCGATCAACTGGGATTGGATTCATCGTGGCAGATGATCGCCAGCAAGCAGCTCTACACGCTCGGCACGCTCAATTGTTATCACGGCCACGAGCTGCCGAAGGGGCTTGTAGCAGCGGTAAACCCGGCGCGTGGCTTGTGGTTGCGAACGCGACAGACATCCATGGCGGGGCACTTTCATCAAGCGTCGACGCACATCGAAACCAGCGGCGACAAGCGTAAAACGTGGGTGTGCTTTTCGACGGGCTGCTTGTGCGACATGGCACCAGCTTATGCTCTTGTCAATCAGTGGAGTCAGGGTTTCGCAATCCTTGACCTCGACAGCAGAGGCCACTGGAAAGAGCAAAACATCCGCATTCACGAAGGCAAGATATGGTAAAGCGACGCAAGCCGCTGCCGATTGATTGCACTCTCGGCGGCCGGGAATGGCGGATAGAGTTTGTGACGCGATCGCGATTGCCGCGTGACCTCGGAGCGTGTTACTGGGACAAGCGTCTGATCCTCGTGCGATACGATCAGCCGCCGAAGGAGATCGTCGATACGCTCATTCACGAATGCCAGCACGCTCTATCAGAGATTCATTTTGCCGCCGAGGCGTGGATCGATCAGACATCGACCGAGCTTGCCGATGTGCTGGATCGGCTGGGCGTCCGCTGGCCGGACAATTGACAGGCTTGGCGATTGTGTTAGAGTAATTGCGGATCGGCGGCGTGGTGGGAACACGCACGAAATAAAAGGGTCGCGTCCCGCGGGCAACGCCTTGACGTTCGTTTTCAGGTTCGATTCCTGCCCGATCCAATTGATCCGGGAATCCTCGGTGACAAGCCTTGAGAAATCAAGGAGTCCGCGCGGAGTGATCGGCGGGAACAGGATTGACAGCCGGAGAGACGGCAAACGATCGGCGGCGTGGACGGTGACACGCGGGCGGCTTGGGGCCGCTTGAAGGCTTGAGCAATACGCTTGACACAACCGCGACGGCGGCCATTACACAGCGTAACGTGAGCTTCTAGCTGGTTCGACTCCAGCCCGATCGATTGCCGCTAGCCGAATCCTATACCGACTAACCCGTCGGCAAAAATCGGGATCTTCCGTGTGATTCGGCAGCGGCTTTTTAATACAAGGACAACATGCTAGACGTTCGCGAATACACTTGCCGAATCGTTCGCATTGTCGACGGCGACACGATCGTCGTCGACATCGATCTTGGCTATGGCCTTTGGCAAGTCGGTGAGCCGCTTCGGCTTCGCGGCATTGACGCAGCGGAGACAAACGACCCAGACCCGCGGCTAAGAGCACTTGCGAAGTATCAGCGGGAATGGCTGGCGTCGAAACTGGAAGTCGGCAAGGTCTATAGCTACAGCAGTTACAAGACAAAGGCCGGAGACGAGCGGGATAAATACGGTCGGTTCGTTGCTTGCTTTGGCGAGCTTCAGGACTATCCGGCAGTTTCGTACAACGGAAAAATAAGCCGCGATCGGTTAGCACATTGGCATATTGCACTCTACGAATCGTTGGTACGGCAGGGAAGAATTGAGGCGGTGAAATGATCAGAGATAATACACAAGTGGTAATTTACGCATGGCAACAGTTTGCCGAAGATGCGGAGCAAGAGCGACGCGAAGCGGCAATCCGACACGCGGACGCAATCAGAGAGATTAGCGAAAGCATCGAGCAAAGAGAGCGAGAGAAAATGAGCGAACAAAACGACACGGCGGAGGTTATTGAAAAGCTTGACGAGCTTGCCGACGAACTGACTGGCGATCAATTCGTTGCGGTAATCAGAGCAGCAAACCGACTGAGATATTTACACGACCGCCTAGCAGCAATCGAGCAAGCTAACGTCGAGCGGTCGGCGATTACGGAACGATACTATCAGCAAGCCGTGCAAGAAACGCGAGACTATGGCAACGACTAAAGCATCCATCTCCGCCCACGCCCGCCGCCTCGGCCTACACGCAAAGACGCTGTGGCGTGGTCTCCGCGTCGCTGGCATCGCTGGCGAGCGATCCGGGCAAGCCATCCTGATCACCAGATCCGAAGCGGCAAAAGCGGCGGCGGCGGTTAATTCGCGACCTGGGCGGCCGCGAAAGTGAGTTTCGCAAACGAATTTACGGGGCAGAAAAATTTTGGAAATAATTGCCAAACTGGGCTTTTATTGTCGATACAAACAAGGTAAGATTCTCACGTCGGACAACGATAACAAACACCCCAGCAAGCGAGAAACAAAAATGACCGAATCACAAAAAAGCCGAATCGTTCAAGCGATCAAAGAATGCGACTCGTTTATCGCAAAAGAAGAGCCGCGCAATCCAAGCGTGCGACCTGACGACATTACAAAACTGCTGGCCTTTTACTGCAGCCATCGCGAAATGCTACAGAAAAAGCTAGCTGGTTGCTAACCTACTGACGAGCCCGGAAGGGCGAAACGCCGCGAGGCGTCTAGGTTTACGACACACCCCAGGAACAAAACGATGAACGTAATTGCAAAAAGCAGTATCCGACGCAATGCAAACGGAACCCGCAATTTGACCGACCTACGTAAAGCACTTGCGGCCGACGAAAATACTAGGATGCACAAGCAGGGCGGACAGTGGATTGTGTCACGATATTCGGATGCGCACGGTTGCTGGTTGGAAATGCCGCAGCCGTACTGGATGAACGAGCGGCAGATCATCGAAGCTCGGTTGTTTGGCGAATACGAATCATCATGCGAACACGAGTATCACCGCAACCGATTAGCTAAGGTGTCTGCATGAGCCTCTGCCATTACTGCCGCGATGCGGCCACCACAACAGCAGGCGGTCGGGATGTGTGCGACGATTGCAAAGCAACTTACCAGCAAGCCAGGAGCAGAAACGATGACCGAAATACTGATTGCGTTGATGACCTGGACCGCTTTTGTTTGCGGATCGGGCAGCGTTCGCGGCTGGATGAGCCGCGAGGATTTGCGGCGGCAACAAGCCAAGACTAGGACCGCACCGAACAAGAGCCGCTACACTTGCGGGGGCGTTCGATGAAGTCGAAAGCAATACGCGGAGGCATTGTCAGAGCCGGACGCGGTTGGGTCGAATATGAGGCACGCGGGCGAACTTACACAGCTTCGACGCCGTCGCGGTTGTGGCGGCTGTTGTGTCGCGTTGGTGTCAATCGCGTTACGGCGGACGAAATCACGTGTGCGGTGCAGTTTCTAGTCGATGAAGTCGAGGTGGCAAAGTGAACGTATTTTTTTGGGTTGGATTCGCGGTCGGCATTTCTGCTGGAGGGCTTGCGTTGGCTTTGCTAATTCTTTTTATTTGCATTACTTGCGACCGCGACGATTCAAAGTACCACGACAGCGATCAAGGAGACTTGCCGTGATTGAGGATTTTTTGCTCGGCGTGTTTATTGGGTTTGTGTCGTCTTCTGTCACGGTTCGATTTGTCAGGAGATTTTTAAAATGATTACGATCCGAACAGCAACTAACGACGACCTACGGCGATTGTGCGCGATCCACGAATCATGGGACGCGATTACGCCGATGGGTTTAAAAAGCTCACGGCAGTCTTGGGTCGACACTGCAAGGCGATCGACCTCGACGGCCACACGGTAGGGCTAATGATCGTGCAACTTTCGGCACAGGACGCACGCATCATCCGGCTGGTGATCGATCCGGCATTTCGTCGGCGTGGCATCGGTCGGGCCGCGGTGGCGTGGTGTCGGCAACGATTGCGGGCGGATCGGAAATTTCTGATCGCACACGTGCTTGCACCAACAGCGGAGCAAGTCGACTTTCTTTTCGCGGTTGGCTTTTTTTGTTGTGCCGTTCATGGCGGCAAGCACAAGACGTTTACGTACACGCTCGAAGCTCAGGAGGTGGAAGCATGAGCCGCACGATACGCCGCTACGATCGCGGCTGCCGGGACATAACCGAGACGCCCGCACTATGGTCAGAGACAGATTGCGAGATTTTGCAAACGCGATACAGCGATCCAGAGCAAACGGCCGGCATGAAAACGAACGGGCATCCGCTGATCTTTATTCGGCTTCCCGACTGCGACGACCATCGGCAAGAGTGGATCTTTTGCGACACGCGGTCGCTACACAAAACGCTAGACAGATGGCAGGTTGAAGGATTTCCGGTGCAATCATGAGACAACAAGCCGACTTCCTGATCGTGGCCGGCTTTTGGCTGGCCGTGTTTTTCTTTACGTTGCTGCGGTACGTTCCGCATGCGTTGGGGCAGTGATTCAACCACCGTCGCGGCTCGTTGTCGCGGCGTCCCGGCGGGACCATCCGCCCGCCGGGTTTTCAACCTAACGAGGTAATGATGAGACAATTTGATTCAATTGAGCTATGGCAGGACGCCATCTGGGGTTGGGCGACGGAACGCAACCTAATCGACGGATCGACAATCGAAGGGCAGCTAGGGAAGCTTGCCGAGGAGATGCAGGAGTTGTGCGACGCAATTGCAAAGCACGACAGCAAGGAAACTCAAGACGCGATCGGTGATTGCGTCGTCGTGCTGACGGTGATCTGCGAAAAGCTTGATCTTAGTTTGCGGCATTGCATGTCAGCGGCTTATGACGAAATCAAGGACCGCAAGGGCCGAATGGTCGACGGGCAGTTTGTCAAAGAGGTGAAGCATGACTGACGAACAATTTCAAATTCTGATCAGCTTTAAAGTTAAGCAAGCAACGGAACCGCTTGAGCGGCGGTGGGAAAGCTTGCGGGAAAACATACACAAGATGATTTCGTCGTCGGGCTGGCAAGAAAGCTCAGCGTATAGGTCTGTCTTGTCAACGATGAACGAGCTAGAAAAAGTTTATGAACCGCGGCGAAAACTGCCGACAGATCCGAGGAGGGTGAAAAAATGAATTACCACGACAGGCCAGAAGTTTCCGCGACGATGCTCAAAAGCATGGCGAGAGGCTGGCGACAGTTTGAGGCCGAGCACATTTTGAAGACGGCACCGCGAAAGGAAACCGACGCGATGCGGCTTGGTACGGCGATCCACGCGGCGATATTGGAGCCTGAGAAGTACGCCGAAGCCTATGTCGCAATTCCTGAGGAATGCAGCGACAGGCGAAAGACGGCTTACAAAGAATGGCACAAAGAAAACGAGCACAAGATCGCACTGCCTCCTTGCGATTCGGAGGCTGTAGCGTATGCGTTGAAGAACATTCAGCGTTGCAAAACGGCAGCGGCTATTCTCAACGCGGCTGGAGAATCCGAGGCCGAGTACACTTGGGAGGCTTTTGGCCTTGATTGCAGGGCAAAAATCGACTGGAAATCAGGCGGCATTGTGGCAGACATTAAGACCTGCCAAGACGCAACCGAAACGCAGTTTGCACGCGAAATTGCAAGCCGGAGATATGATCTTCAGGCTGTTCATTACCTTGACGGCACAAAGGCCGACCGTTTTATTTTCATCGCAATAGAAACGTCGTCACCGTATCGTGTTCGATGCTACGAACTTTGCGACGCAGACCGACAGCGAGCCGAAGCAGATCGCGAAGAACTGCTCACGGAGTACGCCAGACGCAAGGTTGCAAGCGACTGGAGCGAGCAAGGCGAGAATGATTTGCGAAGTATCTTTTTACCAAACTGGAGAGCATGATGACGACCGAAATTACAGAACAACCCAAGCGACAACTGACGATTCGCGAACAACTACAGGGCGAGGGATTCCGAGCGGCTATCGCGGAGATACTGCCAAAGCACGTAACGGCCGAACGGATGGCCCGAGTTGCCATTGCGGCGTTAGGGCGGACGCCGAGCCTTGCAAAATGTACGCAGCAATCATTCTTCGATTGCATGATGCAGCTTTCGCAGTGGGGCCTTGAGCCAGACGGCCGGCACGCCCATCTGATACCCTACGGCGACAAATGCACGTTGATCATCGACTACAAGGGCCTTGTGCAGTTGATGATGCGAACCGGCAAGGTGTCGCGGATTCACGCGGACAAGGTTTGCGTCAACGACGAATTTGTCTATGACCTGGGCGAAGTCAAAACGCATCGGCCTATATTCATCGGCGACCGCGGCGAAGTCTACTGTTATTACTGTATTATCGAGATGCAAGACGGTGCGACCAAGTGCGAAGTCATGACCGTTGACGAGGTGTTAAAGATTCGCGACCGAAGCCGATCAGGAAAGACCGGGCCTTGGGTTACAGACTTTGACGAGATGGCCAAGAAAACCGTCTTTCGCAGGGCCTCCAAGTGGTGCGAACTTTCGGCCGAGATCCGCGACGCAATCGCGGCAGACGATGAAATCGAAGGCACGATTACGCATCGCGGACCGACCACGACGACGGCGGACGAACTTGCGGGGCTGCTGGCAAGCGATGAAGCCTAAGCGAGACCCTGACAAACCGGCGGCGGTGATCATCAAGCCGATGGAGCCGCCGCCGGGCTTCCGGTTCTTCACAATAGGGCCGGAGCAAATGGACGCGATACCGCTTTGCAATTGCGGATCGTACATGACTACCGAAACGCTCGAAGGTGAATGGCTTTGCCGCTGGTGCGAACCGGAGCGAGCGAGAGAACGCGGAGAGCGGACGATCGGGCTACTAAAAGCACGGGCGAAGATTTTACAAAACAACGGACCAACAAAGAGAGAAATCAAATGACACAGCGAAAATTGGACGATGGTCTAATCCGGAGATTGCGAGCAGCGAAAGACGCTTTGATAAATGTTAATTGGAAGCTGACCTCAGAGGGGCATGATTTTTGGGAAGATATATATAATCGCATTCAAAACAAAGCCAACCACGGCACAACCGACGGGAAGCCGTGGGTCGAGCCGGAACTAACCGACGAAGACGCGCTGCGGCGGCCGTGGGTCAAGGTTAAAGACTACGAAGAAACAAGTTGGTCCTCTTTTGTTGTAAGGCTTGTTTACGTGAAGCCAGCAGGGAGCAAGTATAGGTTTTCGGCTGAAGATCCAAACGACGATCACGAAGTGCGGAAATGGAACTTCTGCCGCATTGCCACCCCAGAAGAGATCGAGGCCGCCAATGCCGACCGATAATGACATCACCGAGCACTTCGGCGAGCGTGCGGCCATCGCAGAGCACGACGGCGGATTGTCGCGGCGGCTGGCGGAGTACAACGCGGCACGGGTGACGCGGGAAGCCTACGGAAGGCTGACCGATGAGATCGAAAGGCAGATGAAAGAAACGAGAGGACTATGAGCGAACTACCGGAAGACCTGACGCGGCTTATCAAAAATGATTTGCGCGTAGACTTCGGCGACGATTACCACAGCGTAGTTGTCACCGTTGGAGATCGAAAATTCTGGAGGCTTGACAGGAGATGGCGATACAAGAGCGGCCCATATTGCGGAGTTCATGAACTTGTAAAAGCGATGATCGATTTCGAAAATCGCGATGGTTTTAATATGACAAACAATCAAGGCAGAATTTTTGAGTTTGTTGTTGAGCAGTTCGGAAGTGCAATTGACGCGGCATGTGAAACGATTTCCGAACTTCGGAGGCAGATCATCAAACAAAACGGAATACCAAAACCGCAGGTTGATTATTTTCCTGGTCAGTTTGATAGAAGCCAATACGAAACAGGAAAGCGAACTTCATACGTTTATTTGATGAGGCACACAAACGGACTAACGAAAATAGGATTTTCGCATTCGCCACAAGCAAGAGAAAAGACGCTTCAAGCGGAAGATCCGAGGTTGCGACTGTTTGCAACAAAGCAAGCACCAAAAAGTATTGAGACTCGTTTGCATCGCATTTTTGCCGACAAGAGGGTGCGCGGCGAATGGTTTGAGCTGTCTAGTCGTGAAATTGATTGGATGGTTTTTCTTTGCGGTTTTGAGTCGATAGAGGATTTGGCAGTTGTCAACGGTTGACAATGCGGTAAGATTTGACAAGCCGTAGCGGGCTACCAACAACACAACCACCGGCGGTGCCTTCGTGCCTATTCAGGCTGGCCCGCTACGCCGCGCCGCCGGTGGCTTTTTGGTGTTTTCATGGATTACGAAGAGTTCATCCGATCGAAGGTGCGATCGGCAAGGCCGCTGGGCTTTGAGGTTGCGGTTGGCGAGCTTCCGAAGGCTCTAAAGGGCTGGCAGGCTAAATGCGTCCAGTGGTCGCTACAGCGTGGCCGAGCGGCTTTGTTTGAAGATACTGGCCTAGGTAAGACGATCCAGCAACTAGCCTGGGCGGACGCGGTTTGCAAGCGATCGCAGCGGCCGGTGGTGATTCATACGCCGGTTGGCATCCGAGCCCAAACAAAACGAGAGGCCGAAAAATTCGGCATCAAAACGCCCGTTGCTGTGGTCGATGAGAAAAGCGAAATTGTCGAGGGTATTAACCTCATCAATTACGAAAAGCTTCACAAGTTTGACGCTTCGATTTGGTCGGGTGTCGTGCTTGACGAATCGCAGATCCTCAAAAATTTTACCGGGAAGATCAAGCAGGAGTTGATCGACTCATATCGCGAAACGCCATACCGCTTGGCATGTACCGCGACGCCGGCACCCAACGACCACAAAGAACTGGGCAACCACGCCGATTTTCTTGGAGTCATGCCATCAAACGAAATGCTTTCGCGGTGGTTTATCAACGACACCATGAAGGCAGGTGGCTACCGCTTGAAGAAACACGCCCAAAAGGACTTTTGGCGATGGGTAACCTCGTGGGCCGTTTGTCTTTCGCGTCCGTCTGATCTTGGCGGAAGCGACGACGGATATATCTTGCCACCGCTGACCGTTGAGCGGCACATTGTGAGCGTTGCTTACGATGGCGTCGCCGATGGCTTTCTATTTGACGTCGAAGGAATTTCGGCGACAAACATTCACGAAGAAAAGCGACGGACCAACACCGAGCGAGCTAAGCGAGTTGCGGAGATTGTGCGTGAGTCAGAGCGGCCGGCGATTGTCTGGTGTTATACCGACTACGAATCTTCGGAGTTAATGAAGCATGTCGACGGAGCTGTTGAGGTTCGCGGGTCGATGCCGGAGAAGAAAAAGCAGGATTTGCTCTTAGGCTTCGCCGAAGGGCAGTTTCCGGTACTGGTGACAAAGCCGTCTATCGCTGGCGTAGGACTGAACTTTCAGGTTTGCAATACGCAAGTGTTCGCGTCGCTTTCGTTTTCGTTTGAAGAGTATTATCAGGCGGTTCGAAGGTCTTGGAGATTCGGTCAAACGCGGCCGGTCAGGGTTCACATAATCGGCAGCGACGCGGACGCAAACATCGAAAAGAGCATTGCCCGAAAGGGTGCCGATCACGGTTTGATGCAAGCGTCGATGGCGGAAGTTGTTAGGCAGTTTGGCTTGGGCAATCAAGCCGAATTGATGCGGGTCGGTTTATCGGCGTCGGCGGTTCCGACGATTCCTAGTTTCTTAAAATCAAAGGCAGGTGTTTGAAATGGGTTGCATGAACGAACAACACGGAGCGGACTGGACATTTTACAACGGCGATTGCGTCGACCTTATGCGGGACTTGCCCGATAACTCGATCGACTTTTGCATTCACTCGCCGCCGTTTTCTTCGCTGTACATCTACAGCGATTCGGAGAACGACATGGGCAACGCAGCGAACGACGAAGAGTTCTTTCGGCACTACGCTTTCGCAATCAAAGAACTTTATCGGCTGACAGTTCCGGGTCGCCTTTGTGCGGTCCATTGCAAGGACTTGCCGCGATATGCGAACGTATACGGCACGACGGGGCTTATAGACTTTCCTGGGGCTTGTATTCAGGAGTTCGAGGCCGCTGGTTGGGTCTTTCATTCGCGGGCAACGATCTGGAAATGCCCCGTAACGGAGCGCGAGCGGACCAACAATAACGGACTGCTTCACAAGACCGTTAGGCGTGATACGTCGCAGGTGCGGCAAGGCATGGCGGATTACCTGATCGTCTTTCGAAAGCCGCCAAGCGAAGGAAGCGGCTTGATGAGCGACAAGCCTATCGTTAGGCCGAAGGGATTCGCGCGATACATCGGTGAGGCTGGAAGCTCAAACGATAGTCACCCGTCTCCGTTTTCAAGAAAGAAAAACGCGGCCGATCCGTCGATCGATATTTGGCGAAGATACGCGGAGCCGGTTTGGTGGGACATCAATCAAACGGACGTGTTAAACTTCAAACTGGCGACAACGGAAAACGATGAGAAGCACATTTGCCCGCTACAGCTTGGGTTGATCGAAAGAGCGGTTGACCTATGGACGCTTCCCGGCGATGTTGTGTTTTCGCCATTCGGTGGCGTTGGAAGCGAGGGCGTAGGGTCACTTAGGTGCGGCCGAAAGTTTGTGGGCGTAGAGCTTAAAGAGTCGTATTGGCAACATGGTTGCAATTTTCTGCGATCACAAGAGGAGAAGAAAAACGTCCCGATGCTGCCGTTCGATGATGCGATCGAAGCCGACGACGTTTTTTAGTTGCGAACAGGTTGACAATTTGCTATAGTGTACGAAATAGGCTTGACCGGCCTACAAACCAAGCCGCTGCCCGGATTCATTCGCGTTCTGCGATTGCCGGTCAAGCATCCGGGCAGCGGTGTTTTTTTGGTAAAGCAATGACCGATCCGCCACAGATCGACTACCCAAAGCGGGATAAGTTTTTCGCGCACAAGGCCTTCCGCAAGATGCACAAATCAAGTGCGGCGGCGGACATGGGGCGGGATGCTTTTTGCTTAGTCGCGGTTGTCCTTCACACCGAAGACGCGGCACGCTACCGAGGGCCGGTTCGGTTCTTCAACTCGCAACTAATGGAGACACTAGGCTTCGCCAAATGGGAGACGTTTGACAAAGCAAGGAAGCGGGCTATCGACTCCCAATGGCTTCAGTATCGCGGGTGCGGAAAGCGAACGGCTGGCCTCTATTGGGTTACCGTTCCTGTTGATTTAGACGACATGGACGATCTTCCAATAGAGGAATCGATCGATTCATTATCCCCTAAGGCTGGATATAAAGAGGGGTATAAAGTGGGATATAAAGAGGGGTACGATCGGGGGGTAATCGAGGGGATAAATGGGGGTACGATTGGGGGTCAATCGGGGGTACGATCGGGGGATAAACAGGGATACGATCAGGGGATAAACGGGGGTACGATCGGGGGACAAACAGGGGGAACCATCTACCCTAGTCCTATTCCTGATCCTAGCCCTGGCCCTGATCCTGAACCTAGCCCTAATCCTGATCCTAAAAATACATACGCGGCGGAGCCGCTAGTTTTTGTCTCTCAAAAGCGAACGCGGCGTCCATCGGTAGCAATCGATCGACCCGAAGACATCTCCGAACACCACTGGCGAGACTGGACCGCGTGCCGACGCAAGCCGGTTACGGAATCCGTCCTGGTGCGAATCCGACGCGAGGCGGCCAAGGCTGGCATGTCGGCTGATGAGGCGATCCGGACCGCGGCCGAACGGCAATGGGAGGGCTTCCAAGCCGATTGGCTGAACAACGACCGAACAACAGCGGCGGAGCGTAAGCCGCAGCAGCCAAAGACGTTTGCCCAAATTCGAGAGGAGAACACAAAAGATGTATTCCGAAAATTCGCAGAGTCAGGAAAGTTCGAAGCGATTTACAATGCTGTTAATGGGATTACTCCAAGCCCACCAAGTCGAAGCGACGGAGGCGATGTTGGAGGTTTACTCCTTGGCCCTGGTTGACCTAACGCCAGACCAAATGCAAACGGCGGTACTTCGGGCGATCCGCGAATTGCCGCGAATGCCAAAGCCGGCCGAGCTTCGGGAACTTGCCGGCGTCAACGTTGCGGAGGATACCAAGGCCGTTGAGGCTTGGAGCGACGTACAGCGAGCGGTTGCCATCGGGCCTTACAAGTGGATCGACTTCGCCGATCAGCGGATTAACGCGACGATTCGGAGCATGGGCGGCTGGCCGAACTTTCTCGAGTCGTTTAACGATGCCGAATCCGAAAAGTGGGCACGGCATAATTTCCTAAAAGCCTACGCGGCGGTGGGAGATAGGCTATCGCCAGAAGCTTGCCGACCACTGATTGGGCTTGGCGAGAAAACTTGCGTCGCCGGCAAGATGGTCGACCCGGTTGTGCGGATCGAATGCGACAGCCCGGAGCGGCGGACCGCGATTGAGTATAGGCAGCGGTTATCTATTGCTTGCCAAGCCGTAGACGAATCAATCGCGGCCCATCCAATTATGGGCCCGGCGTGGCGTGAACGATATCCAGTAACTTTTAGGAAGGTGCCGACATGAGCGACGAATTCGAACAGCGATTGCAAACCGATTTTGTCTTCAACGGATGCAAGCAGGACGTTATCGACCTTTGGTTAACGAATCGATCAAACTGGTACCCGACGACGCTACTCGAAACAGACCCTAAGAAAGACCGTGAGCAGTGCAGCGTGACTGGGGCCTATTGCTCTGGCTTTGCCAACTTGCCGGCATTTTGCAAACCCGGCACGATGCGTTATGTCGTCTGCACAAGCGGCGAATCGATCTACGTTGTCGAAGCATGCAAGCGTGATGAGGTGCCAACATGACAACCGCAAAAGATGGCTGGCTGGTCGTCGCTCTCAAGTCGGGCGAAGCGGTGCGAATCGGCCCGGACATTTGCGTGGTTGTGGCACGATCAGGAAAAACACCACGGCTGGCAATCAAAGCACCGGAGGGCACTAGGATTTTACGGCAGGAACTAATCGACAGCGGGCGAGCGACTGAGCAAGATTTGACACAAGCAAGGCGAGAGGTGAAAGAATGAATGCGAGATCAAAAACAGTTTGGCAGCAGTGGATCGAGAAAGTTGAGGCCGTTTGGCCGGTAGCCGCTTCGCAGATCGCGAGCATTTGCGATTGCGACGAACGCACGGCGGCACGGATTCGCGACTCGATTGCAGACAGTCGCGGCGAAGAGGCGTTGAGGCTCAAGGGCGGCGTTAAAAAGGTCGAGATAGACGCAGGAATCATCGAGCACGTTGTTAAGAACTGGCCAATGTCAGCGGACGCGATCGGCAAGAAATTCGGCCTAGGCTCGGCTCTTTCAAGGCGACATCGAGACGCGGCAATATCGCGTCACAATTTGCCAACCGACATCGGCCGCATCAAGGCGGCAAGGCATAACGAAATGCAATTCGCGAAGCTTGACGCGATCAGGGCGGAAAAAGGCGACGACAATTTGCTACGCGAAGACTTGCGGTATCTTGTCGGATGTAGCTGGGACACGATTACAAACTGGAAACTAGCACGCGGGCTGCCGGTCAGGATACTGAAACGCAAAACACCACCAAAGAAAGAGATGACGAGCGTCTATGAGGCGAGAAAAGCAAGAGAGCAAGCGGCTGAGCCGATCGTACAGGCTAGACCGCAAGCCTACGCGCTAGGCCGCCGATTTCGAAACAAGCGATCGGGCGAAATTGTGTCGGCGTTTTTTTCCGTGAGCGGTTCCGAAGTTAAGTTTTTTGAGGTGTCGCCGTGATTAAATTTACGATCAACACCCGACCGCAACCGAAGGAGCGGCCGTATTCAATCGGCCGCGGCAAAAGGCGAACGCCCGACCGAACAGTCAACTTTGAGTTGCTAGTTAAGTGCGAGTTTCGGGCTCAACATCCGTTCCATGAGCTTTTTACAGGGCCGGTTGGCATGTCGGTCGATATTCAGTTTCGGCGGCCGAAGACGGTTGAAAAAGGCTACTGGCACACGAATCCCGGCGATGCGTCCAACATCGTCAAAGCGATCGAGGACGGGCTAAACCGCGTCGCGTGGGTCGACGATAGGCAGGTGGCAAAGCAGGACGTAGAAAAGCACTGGGGCGACAGCGACCGGATCGTCGTCAGCATTTGGCCGCTAGAATAATTCCCAAAAAAATGCCCGACATGGCTATTGCATCGGCTGGCGATTGTCGATACAACTAATGTGCGGACAATAATTAACAGCAGCAACAACTCCAACAGGTGACACAATGAATGCATTGCCAAGCAACATAACGACAGCCGACGACGCCCGCATGGTCGGAGTAGCAGGGCTTGCTTATCTAGGGGAAGCCGACGAAACGCCAAAGACTTACGTGACCGACGGAAGCGGCAATTCAATTTCAGTTTACTCGGATGGCTCCCTTTGGCTATGTGCCAACGTCAGCGAAATTTACCCAAGCGTCGGAGATTTCCTTATGGAGTGCGGCGACAATGAAACGGAACTGACGCGACAACTTGAGTTAGCGCTTTCGCAACTCCAACAACAGGTGACAGCATGAACGGACTAACGGCGGCGGATGTTAGAAATTTAACCGGAGCAATTAGCCAGTCAGCCGACCGGTACAGGGCGACCGGGAAAAATGAAATAGCAGGTGCGCTAGAAGATTTGCTGTACGCGATTAACGAAATGCAACGCTACAACGCCGCCCAAGCAAGCCGGCCCGACAGGGTGGGCGATGAGTGTTGGTGCTTTGATTGGTGCGATGACGCCAAGCGTCACGTCTGGAAACGTGGCGTTTTGCGTGCTTGGGTTGGGGGCGACAACCCGGCAGTTGTTGAAGACACCGAAACTATGCAAATTAAGTACAAGGGCAATATTTCATTTTCCACCGAGGCCCCGAAGTGAAGACAACACACCCGATTGAATGGCATGAACAATGTGCCAAAAATCGATTTGCAAATCTGCTTATTGATTTGCGTCGATTAAAAATGCAGATCGATTTAGCGATTAAATCAGTCGAAGGATTTGAGCACTACGTTGAGCAGATTCAAGCGGCTAAAGCTAAAGGGAAAAAGTCTTTTGACAGCGAAAGGTTTATGGTGAAAAAGTGAGCTACGATCCTTGCCGACAACTTGGCCGCGTCCCGGATGCGATTTGGCGGCAACTCAAGGCCGCGGCCGCTCGGGCTGGCGTGCCGTTTACGACGTGGGCGATTGAAGGGTTGTTGTGGTACGAGCAAAAACAATTGGAGGAGGCAGAGCGATGCAAGAAAAAAAAGTGATGACACAACCACGAATTGAAACGGCAGTGCTAATTGACGCGGTAGAAGCCGTAATCGGAGTTTCTGGCGGAGAATTGCATAAGCTACTGGTTGCGGTTGCCGGTCGGCTTGAAGAGCAGGAAGCGACGATCCGGCATTTGCGGGCCGAGCTTTGCAACGCGTCGGCGGTGGCGATAGGGCACGTCGAGACAGTAAAGACGTTCCGGGAGGAAATTGATTTGCTGAACAGCCGCCCGAAACGCTAACCGCTTGACAAAGCTTGCCAGCCTGCTAGAATCCGGCGTACTCTCTTTTCTTCACGGAGTCGCCGAAGTGCTTGAACGCTTAAAAAAATCTATTGAGCTTGCCAAGGTGCGTCGCAAGCGGGCCGAATGCGTTCGAGAGGGATTGACGCAAGAGCAAGTCGATTTTGCTTATCAGCTTGCCGCCGAGACGATTGCAATCGGTGAATTTTTCGGGCTTGAGCAGCTTCAATCAAGCCTCCAGGAAAAGGTCGCGGGCCGATACAATCTCGATCCGGCGACCATTTATCTTTTGGTGCAGTTGGTGATCCTGATTTGGAAAGCTTACCAGTGGGCCAAGGAAAACGGGCTGCTTAGCGACGGCAGCCCGTTTGGAAGCGTGGCAGACATCCGCGAACTTTTTGAGGGCAAGTAATGGATTGGGCATCAATCGGCCGCGGTGCGGCAATAGCGATCGGCGGGGCTGCGTTAACCTATGCTTCGACGGTGCTCATCCCGGCGATGCAGGCAAGCGGAAACGCGACGCTGTTGATGGTGGCCGCTTTCGCGTCGGTTGCGATCAACATCGCCCGCAAGGCACTTGAGAACAAAGAGCCGAAGCCGTGAGCTATCTTGAGAAATACATACCGGCACTGCTAGCCGCGGTCGCGGTTGCCATCCTTTTTGGCGATCGCATTCGCTCCCTTGTTGGGGGCATCTGGGGGAAAGACGCTACAGCGAGCGGAGAGAAGAAATTCCTTTCGCTCGTTGTGGCGTCTCGCCAGTTGATCGAACATTTTGAGGGCACGGGCGACGAGGAAGGCGCGAAGGCGGCACGGACGGCCGCCGCCCGTTTGTTTGTTGAGAAGAAAGAATCGGAGCCGAAGGCGTGAACGACAATCAATGCAACATCGATTTAACGAAGCCGCTTTG